GGTAAGATTCGCTTAGTGTTCCGTCCCGACTTCGAAGTAATCGCAAAATATAACCACGAGGATGAGGAGCAACTTGACGAGGTTCATTTTACGCATTATCTCGACAGCGATTCGCGGGTTATGTGGAAGCAATCGTTCTACCTCGAATGGAGCGAGCAAAAAGGCGATTACGAGTGCTATATTCACGAAGCCGTTTACGACATCGACGACAATAACGACATTTGGGTCAACGAGGAGCGCATTCCGAAGTCACCGATGGGGCTTAATTTTATACCGGTGGTCGAAGTGCCGAACGAACGTTTAACCGGAATGACTCGCGGATATTCCGAGATTGATAAGTTTAGCGAAATTACGGACGAGATCAATAGGAAGCTCAGCGACTACTCTGACGCTATTCGTTTTGAGATGTTCGCGATTACCTTGCTAATGAACGTCGATAACGACAAGGGCTTACAAGTGGCGCCTGGTGCGATGTGGAATCTACAAGGAGCGGGCGGCCTACTAGAAGGCGAACGACCTGACGCTAAGAAGCTCGAATCTAACTTTAAATTTAAGGAAGCGACAGACGCCTACCTTGACCGACTTTACGCTAATCTTCACCGTATTGCAGAGGTGCCGAGCGCTAATACTTCCGAAATGAAGACGGGCGGCATTAACGATATGGCCGTGAAACTATTATTCTCGTCCATCATATCGAAAACGCAACGGTCATGGGTCGTATGGAAATCGCGCCTTGAATTAATCAACGAATATATCTTGCGTTATATGAAAGCGCGGGTGGACGACGGTAGGTTTGCGTATGATCGTGCGTTAGTTGAGCAAATCGATGACAACTTCGATAATACGGTTCATTTCCGATTACCATTGCCGGAAGACCAGGCGGCATTAATCGACCGATTGACTGTCGAGATGTCAAGCGACCTTGAGTCGATTAAAGGAGCATTGGCACGTAAAGGCGTTGAAAATCCAGAAGCTAAGTTGATGGAGATTCTCGCAGAAAAGCGCCTTATTAAGAGCGAACAGGACCCGTATAATGAAGGCGCCGTTCCGGTAGATAATGTGGCTACTAATCCTTCTTCGGTTTAGCAGCCCATTTTTCGACACCTTCGTTTAGTTTCTTTTGCCACGGTCGTAAGTTTGCTTCGCGCCATTGGTCGCGACACTCTTCCGAACAATACTCAGCAGAAACTACTTCACCTTTAGCAATGACTTTTTTACACTGTTTACACTTTTTACTAAATAAACCCATAATTAAACGCCTCCTAATAATGTATATCATATCTACGTTATTGTAAGGCAAAAGTTCCCAATATTAAATATTTATTTTCTTAGAAGACATCTCGATTACGCGGTGTCTTTTTCTGTGTCCGAACGTTCACGACGTAAAACTGAAACGGAATTAATAGTCTACGTGGACTAAAAACACGGGAGGATTTATGAGCGAAATTATCAATAACGAAGAAGTTGTGAACGAACAAGAAACGGTAGAGGTACCGGAAAATAAACCGGAAACAAAGACGTTCACACAAGACGAGGTTAATAAGTTATTAGCTGAACGCGTAGCACGCGCTAACAAAAAGATTGAAAAATTCGCGGACTATGACGAGCTAAAAACGAAATTAGCCGAATACACGAAGGCCGAAGAAGAGCGTAAGCAATCCGAGATGTCCGAGGTTGAGAAACTACAGGCGCAGTTGCAAAAATTCGAACAGCAAGCGAAAGAGGCGGAGGAAACAAAGCTCAAAACGCTTGAAAGCGCAAATAAACGGTTAATCAAATCGGAATTTAAAGTGCTCGCAAAAGATTTAGGCGTTCGTAAAGACGCGCTGGACGACGCATTTGTATTGGCGGATATGTCAAGCGTAGAAATTGACGATGAAGGTAACGTAACAGGCGTTAAAGAAGCGCTAGAATCGCTTAAGAAAGCGAAGGCGTACTTATTTGGCGTAACTGAATACGCAGACCCATCGCCAGGACAGCACGAAACCAAGCGCGACAATGCGCAGGAGCAGTCACGACGTAAGTTACAAGAATTAGCCGATAAGGCAAAGAAGACGGGTCGGATTGAAGATAAAATCGCATACGCGAGTTTCAAAGCAGAACTAGGGATTTAAGGACGGCGCCATTAGGCGTCTTTTTTAATTAAAAAATTTAAAATTCAGGGGGAAACACACAATGGCAAAAACTTATAACGCTGATTTAATCGGCAAAAAGCAATCGGTAGTAGACGAGATTCTTTTATTAAACCCGCATCAAACTCCGTTACTAAACCTTTTAGGATTCGCTGAGGCAGTAACGCAAACTACGCACCAATGGTTCGAAGATGAAATGATCGCTGACGAAACAAAAGTTAACGGAGCAGTTACTAACGTTGCTACTTCTGTTGTCGTTGTTGACGGATCAATCTTCCGTGTAAACGACGTAATTAAAATCGGCGACGAGCTTTTAAAAGTTACTGCAGTCGCTACAAACACTTTAACTGTAGTACGTGGATACGCTTCAACTACTGCGGCTGCAATTTCCGACCAAGCGAAAGTTGAATTCCAATTCAGCGAAGGCGTTGAAGGTGCTGACGCTAGAGCAGCTCGTTACAAAGCACGCGCTCAAAAGTCTAACAAGACTCAAATCTTCGATGACTCTATCTCACTTTCCGGTACTGCTCAAGCGGTTACTCAATACGGAATTAGCGATCTTTACGAATACGAAAAGCAAAAGAAACAGCTTGAACTTGCGCTTCAATTAGAAAAAGCGCTAATCAACGGTGTAGCATACGAAAACGGTAACGTTAGACAAATGGCTGGCGTACGTTCACTAATCCAGTCTAACGTAACTGACGCGGCGGCTGCTGCAGTAAGCGGAACTTTATTAAATGATTCCTTACAAGCAATCTATGAAAAAGGCGGATTTGCTGGTGGCGGAAACTATAAAATCTTGGTTCCTGCGAAGCAAAAACGTGCTATTTCTGCGTTCGATAATAACAAGCTTTACATCACTCAAGCGGAAAATACTCGCGGTCAGAAAGTTGACCACTTCGTGTCTGACTTCGGTCAATTCGAAATCGCGCTTAACAACAACCTTGCAGCTAACGAATTGATGATCGTCGACACTAACCGTATGGCTATCCGTCCACTAGTTGACCGTTCATTCTTCCATAAATATATGGGTGAGGTTGGCGATTCAACTACTGGTATTTTAGTGGGCGAATATACGCTTGAATTCAAGCAAGAAAAAGCTCATGCTCGTATCAAAAACTTAGCTTAATAGATTTAAAATTCTCGCCCGTGGTCGATTGGCTACGGGCTTTTTTAATTGAGGTGGTTATATTGGCAAAATTCAAATCAAGGTATATGGAACTTGGCTTTTATTGTTGCGACGAACTTCTCAAGTTTTATAACGGAGAATACAGCACCGATAAAGAATGCGAAATTAAAGTCCTCGAAAAATTAGCGGACGTTGAGCGCATTGACGTGCCAGAACCGAAGAAAGAGAAAGCACCGGCAAAGCCGAAAAAATAAGCGGAGGTGACGCCAATTGGCGACAATAAGTGAACGTTTGACCAAGCGCTTTCGCAACGTGCCTGGCGTTACAGGAGACGACGTTGCCGATTGGTTATCCGAAGCAGAGGAAGAAAGTAACCTAATCGAAAGTGACGTAGTCAGCGATAACAACGCCATTTTATACTTAGCCTTTTCGATAGGATGCCGAACGATTGCGGCGGACGCAGCACGTTTCTTTAAGTATACGGACGGTGAGGAGAACGTCGACAAGACGAATATATTCGAAAATTACATGCGTCTTTCCCTCGAAGCTCTTCAGCAATACCGATACCACAGAAACGGCGGTGGCTCGCGCACGTTGACTCCGAAACGAGTCGATGATCGATGACCCTTCAGGAACGGTTCGATGAAATCATGCGGAAGATTGCGCAGGACTATAGCAACCTTAACGCAAAACAACAAGAATTCGCGATAAAGGAATTCGGACGTATTCAAGCAGAGATAACCGAACTCTTAATTGACTACGAGGGCGGAGACGGCACGATTAAGCGCCAGCGACTTACGAAACTACTTCGTGATTTAGAAACAATCGAAGCTAATGTTCGCAAGAACGGTATGATTTCGCTCCAGACAATCATCGCGGAAACTTCGGCCTTTACAACAAGTGCAATCGGCGGCGCATTAACCGATATAGTAGGCGCGGCAGCCATTGGCGGAGTTGTGATGGACCGGATTAATACCGATGTTGCAAAGTACGTAGTTAACCGGTTTGGCGAAGATGGGCTCGTTCTTTCTGATCGTGTGTGGAACGTGTCGGGCGAGATTCGTGACGAAATGTCTAAGACACTGCGGTCGGGCATCATTCGCGGAGAATCTGTCAGCTCTCTAATTAAGCGAGTTCGGACGGTACATGATAACGAAACGTGGAAGATTAGGCGACTAGTGGTTACGGAAGGCAATACGGCACATAGAGCGGCAACGTCTTATAATGCCGAGCGATCTGAAGTCGTTAAAGGCATAAAGATTAACGACAGACCCGGCCACAATAACCACACGAAACACAAATGCTATTTGTTGGCTCAAGAGGACCCTTACGGTATGGGAAAAGGCGTATATAAACCTGGCGATAGCCAGATATTTTCGCCTCACCCGAATTGTACGTCATATATCACGTATGTACTTAAATAGGAGGTGCGGTCATGTTAACGCAAGACGACGCAAGTTGGATTAAATCAAATCGTGCTGGGATAACAGAAGGACGCACCGAAACTATTACGGTAGTACGTGCGGTAAATGGCGGCAACGATCCGTATACAAACGAGCCGACTATTACGGAGGCGGTCGAAAGTGTTTCCGTTATATGGAAGGAAGTTTCAACGGTAGCAAACGGCGAACAAGATGTCACAAACGGCATTGAAATACAGACGGGCGACGTTAAAGTAACGTTTGATCCTGCTATAGACCTAACGGGCGTGCTTAGAGTAGAACGTGGTGGCGTTTCTTTTGAAATAGTCACCGTTGACGAAAAAGGAATTGGCATAATTAACAGGCGTGAATGTGTAGCGAGGAGGTTGACGTAATGGCACGTACAATACGAATAAGCGGTATTGACGATGTATTGCAGAACCTAGGCGTACAAGGCGCCCGTGAACTGCAGTACGACCTCGACCAGGTAGTTGAAAGGTCGGCGCGTACAATGGCGAACGATGCTGCACACAACGCTCCTTATAAAACGGGAAAACTCGCATCATCCATTCCTCCTTCAGTAGAGAAACTCGATGAAATGCACTGGCAATTCGGCTCCGATGTTGAGTATGCGACTCGTCAAGAATATGAGCATGCTACGAAGAAGGGGTTTTTTCGGAAATCTGTTTGGAGTAATCGTGAGGATTTTCGCCTAGCAATTATCGAGGCGGTGAATAGACATGGTGCATAATTTTACGTACTCAATACTCACGCACTTAAAGGCGCAAGTATCCGAACTAACTGACGTTGTATGGGTATATGACGGTATTTCATTAAGTAAAAGAGCGAAGCCTTTCGCAACTGTAGAGCAGATGCAATCTAACACGGAAATTACAACAAAAGAACGTGAGTATTACGAAACCACTTATCGTTTTCAAGTCGGACTACATGCTAAAACTGTTTCGGAACGATCTAAGCTACAAGAACGCGTAAAACTAGCGCTTTTACAACCGAATATTACGTATTTCGATACGAGTGGGCCATCGCCAATAGCGACTGGCTTTTTTTATTGCGATGTTTTATCGGAAGTGCCCGTGCCAGTCGAATCGGCAACGGACGAGACGAATAAGCATCGCGTTTATTTTGACGTTGAAGTTTATGTTCAGCGCAAAAATGGCGGAACAGATTACGAACAATAGGGGGATGAACGATGGCACGCGGAGTTAATTTTTTACTTTATGTAAATACCGGAACTGTCGAAACGCCAGTCTGGACAAAAGTCGCCGGACAAAAAGGCGGAACACTTAACCGTGAATACGATACAATTGACATTACTTCGAAGGATAATTTCGGATGGTCTGACGAGGAATATGGAGTTGCTTCTTGGTCAATCGAAGCCGACGGACTTTTGGTCGAGGACGATGCAGGATACCTTGCGTTAGAGGACGCTTTTGAAAGCGCGGAATACGTAAAAGTTCGCTTTCAGACGGCAAGCGGTAATAAATACGAAGGTGACGCGATTATTAGCGATTTTAGTATCGAAGCTCCTTACGATGACCAAGCGACTTACTCACTAACTCTTAACGGTAAGGGCGCTTATACAAAGACAACTACACCTTAATTAGCGGCGTCCTTCGGGGCGCTTTTTCTTTTTATAACAAGGAGGTAAAACAATGG